AAAGGCTCCGTAAGGACCTTTTGTCATTTTTCCGCTTAAACCATCTTCTAGCGCGTTAATAATTTTACTTACTACTGCTTTTGGTGAACCACGTGCTATTTCCGTATTGACTTGAGTTTGTTCTGTCTGTGCTTCTGATAGCCGCGTTTGGGCTTGCGCCTGTTTAGCTGATGACACATTCTGATATCCCTGTACGGCAGCACTCCCTATATTTTGAGCGGTGTAGCTTGCGCCTTGCGGGGTCGAAGCTCCACCTAGTTTTGCTGATAAGATGGGGTTTATACCTGCCGCTCGTAGGTCACTTACTTGTCTTTGGTGTGCAGTATTGCTCATACGCTCTTGGAACGCGATTTGGCGGGCTGTGGAGGCTCGTGTCTCACGATTGGCCCTGTATTGGCCATAACCGCTAACGGCACCTCCAATTAATGCTGCACCGATAATAGGATCCATTAATTACACTCCGGTGTTACTAGTAAAAGTGCTTCACTAACAGCACAAACGACATCAGCCCAAGGACCAAGATTGTGAGCAGCAAGCCAAGTAACGGCCGCACCGAGAATGGCAGGCAAAGCATACTTACGGCTAACGCTAACAATAATGGCCCACTTGTATCCATTCATGGTTCACCTAGAAATGATCTATTAATCCGGGTACGCTATATACTGGCATTGGGCGTGTGGTTTTTAAATCGAAATACCAATCCCAAATAAACTCCGGTTCGTCTGATACTGCTATTACGCGATCGACTGGTGGGTTTTCTTCTATGAATGACGCATTAAGTGCGGGTAGGGATGTAAAGTCTTGTGCCAGGTGCCATACATCTAATGAGCCAGTTGCATTGCTACGCATTTTTCCGGTGATCTGACTTGGTTTATACCTATATTCCGCAAACCGTTCTTGATATCCAAACGTTTGGGTATCGGCTGAAGTGCCTTGTGTATATATTTCCTGATTGAGTACTGCTTGTTCGCCTAAATGGGCGAGGGCTGGCCAATAGAAGTCCCAGCGGTCACGTCGTGACCACATGCGGTTCATGCCCTGTTGATATGTTAAATCTGCAAATACGCATGCCATTCCGATAATTACGCCATGCTCTACAAATGATTTGGTAAATCCTCCACGTGATTGAAGTGTTCCTAGTGCTGCTAGGTTACCTTGTGGGGATGTAGTATCTGTTGAACTTGTTTGTGGTACAGGTTGCATTTGCAACTCTGTTTTTGTACCACCAAGGTATTCTGGACGCTGTAATCTTGCGTCCGGTGATGTTACTCCGTAATGTGATTTCAGTATCTCGACATATCTTGTGCCGCCACGACTGTCACGTTCGTAAAGCCTTTGTATCTGGAAAGCTTCTCTTAGTTCGTTGATTGTTGCTGCCGTTGCATTAGCTAAATCGGCATATAAGTTTTGGTACGATCCGGAGGGGATTGCAGCGACCGCGCCGCCATCATTCCATGCGGCTGCGGAGTATATTGCGGGTGTTGTTGAACCGTCTCCGATTATTGTAGGAAAGTGACCATCGGGTGTTGTTGATCCAAAAAAGGTATCATATTTAACCTCGGCAATTGAACCGAGTGGTAAATCTACTGCATTGCCTTTTTGTGGCCACGGAAGTGCTGATGTGAAGTAGTCGTGACGTTTGCCGCGCTTTTGTAAAGTATAATCTGCATAATTATCCGGCCCATCGTCTTTGTCGACTACTAAACTGTCTTGAAGGTTTTCATCTCGAAACCATTCGTTCCAAATTAAGTTAAATGCTCGTCCATGTAAGTTATTGAAATCTATACCAGAAATTTGCGTGGGTAAACCCATGTAATCAAAAAGACTGTTTTCTGCAACGGTTGCGCCCGTAATTTGTGGTACTAAGAAATCTGTACTATCGCCGGGATCGTCCTGAGCGCCGTTGAATTTTTCCCAATTATCCCAAATGATACGATTGGGAACATAGAAAAAGAATGTTTCTACATACATATTATCCATAATAGGATAAAGCGGGGTCGACAAACGTCCAAACCCCGTTGCATTCATCTGAAATGTATCGCCCGGTAGGACCTCATCAACATAAATCGGCACTAAATCGCCTGAATTGAATGTTGTTTTTAACCCATGTACACGATTGAAGGTACTACGTTGAATTTCTGCATTTGGTACTCTGCTAAATTCATGTGACATTGTTGTGGGGAGGGTACCCATTGGTCCACCGAGCATCTTTTATTCTCCTAGTGTTTCAATTTCTATTAGTTTTTCGGGCTTTTGCCCGGTTATTACTCCTGTTGTTTCGTCAAAATCACCTAATCTGTGTAGCGAGAAATCGCTGGGGTGTTTTGCGAATGTGTGATCTTTATTATTAATCACTAAATCCTGTACTGCTCTTATTGCTGTTCCGTCTTTGATCTCAAGAAAAGGTTGTGAATAAACTTCTGCTTTTCTGTCAAATACTGCGTAATAAACTTTCTTCATTTCTACCTCCGTTGAAATATATGTTAACGCAGATTTTACGCATAATATACATTAGACGTCAATAGTTTATGTAACTGTTTGTTTTGACTCTTGTTGACCTGTAAATGATTCATTTTATGACATTTTACAGGTTTCGGATCAGCCTTTCTAATTTTTTTATTTTTATTTCCTCTGACACCCATAGCTGATCCATTGCTTTATTGTATTCTGTAATTACTTCTGGCGCTTGCGCTTTTCGCTTGTTTTTTAGTTCCTGATAATACTCAGGATCATATTTTTCTAATTGTTTATCATAGTACCTTGGTACTTTCATTTTTATGTTTTCGTGGACTATATAATCGTGACGATGTGCGTCAGTCCACCCATATTTCCAATACCAGTTTTCTCCAATTCCCGCGCGGCGAGACATTGTTGCGTATTGATTGTCGAGATCATATTCGATCTCTCCTGTTTCTTGATTGATATATTGTTCAGGGGGCCCCTCCCCTTTCATTTTTTTCATAACGTAGCGAGCTACATATGCTGCACTTTCATATGTGCAGCTGCCTATTCTGTGGAACCCGTAAGGCCACAGTTGTTCTAATTCGGGTGATATGTATAATTCGTTACCTAGTTTTTTTTCCCATAATACTTTGTCAGGGAAATCATACCCGAATATCAACGCATGGTAATGCGGTCTTTTGTTTTGATCACCGTATTCACCGCAGTGGAAAAATCTAATATCTTTTCCTGTTTTTTTGCGGAATCGTTTCATAAACTTCTGAAACTCGGTGATATCCAGAGACCACGGCCGCTCGCGCTGATCTAATGTCTCTGGGTTTATTGTTAAGGTTATAAAACTGTTGTTTTCGTGCATCTGGGCTTCGTGCATACACCTGATTGCCCATTCGCGACTATGTTGGAGTCTACAACCCCAACACTGTCCACAAGGCAAATTAAAACCCTTTGCGAAAGCAAAGGGTTTATTGAATACCACTTTACCGTCGCATTTAAACGCGAGTAGGGGGTGGTAGCATGCCATATTATAGCCTTATTCCACCCCGCATTGGTTGTGCAAAGTTACGAGGCTTTACCGCCATGGCTGTTTTTGTAAACATTTTTTTGCTTTTGCCCTTCGACATCTTCTTTCGATATTTCATCGTTTTCCCTTTCGTACAATTGTAGCCATACTTGGCCCTCTTCGTTTGGTATTGGCATTACGTCCATACGGACCCAAAACCCTGTATCGTGTTTTCTGGCTTCGCCTATTTTATGCCATCTACTTTTTTCGCCTGCGTTTTTACCTTGGACTAAATTATAACTGATCTGTTCCACCTTAACCTCCTTTGGGTGTCAGTAGGCCCAGTTAACATTAAACAGGGTTAACTGGGCCCGCGAATCCTTACTCCCCAGCTTCCTGAGGAGCGGGAGGTGCGGATTCGCTTTTGGTCGTTGCCTCCACAACGTTTTTCATTACTTTGTATGGTGCTTCTTTTAGCCCCATTTCGATCATTTTTTCCGAGTTTTTCGGATTAGTGGCAAATTCGAAAAATGCTCCAGCATTATTGCCGAATTGTTGCCGTATGTGACTCGGAATTTCTGCAAAGCTTTCGTTCGCTTCGCGAACCATGTTAAGAGCTTCTGCATATTCGTTGATTTCTGAATAATCGCCATATTGCGCTATTCCTTTATTTACATTTGCAATAAGACCTGTCTTGTCATATTGCTTGATAATATTACGCACGTCGGCTGCTTGCGCGTGCGATTGTTGTGTTAGGCTTTCGCCTGTTGTTTCGAACCCGCTACGGGTTCTGTCGCCGTAGGCTGTTTTAAATTTTATTACTTTTGTCATCGTGCGCTCCTACTATATTTGTCGTTTGCCATATCTGATGGCTTAAACACTCTTTTTATAACTTGCTCTAATCCACTTGCGTTTGTTGCAAGTAATGACTTTTGCGCTTGTGTTGCTTTCAATAATTGTTCCAATGACTTTTTCTCATTGACGCCAATTTCTTGCGCAACATTACTCAATAGTGTGCGCACATTTACCCCGCTTAATGATGCAGCGACAGACGCTGCAATATTATCGGGTCCCATTGTTGCAAATAATCTTTGCCACCGTTCGTTATGCAAATCTTTCATTTGAACAATTTCTTGTTTTAATTTTACTTCTTGTTGTTGTGTTACTTTTGTTTGCGCTTCTATTTGTTTTGTTTGCGCTTGCGCTTGCATTGCTGATGACCCTTGTTGATATCCTTGGGTGAAATCTGCTCCTATATTACGAGCGGTGTAGCTCGCGCCTTGCGGGGTCGAAGCTCCACCTAGTTTTGCTGATAACATAGGGTTTATGCCTGCTGCACGGAGATCTTTCATTTGCCTTTGATGTGCAGTGTTGCTCATACGCTCTTGAAACGCCATTTGCCTAGCTGTTGACGCTTTTGTTTGTTGATTAGCTCTATATCCGCCATAAGCGCTAATACCGCCTAATGCCAAAGCTGCTGTAAGCAAACTCATTATTTACATTCCTCAATTACGATAAGAAGTGCGTCGCCAACAGCACAAAGGACATCAGCCCAAGGCTGCATGTTATGGTGAATAAGCCAAAGGACAGCCGAACCAAATAGGGCAGGAAGAGCAAACTTCCGAGCCATGTTAATAATAATGGTCCATTTATATCCATTCATAGTTCACCTAGAAATGATCAATTAGACCAGGCACGCTGTATACCGGCATTGGCCTTGTTGTTTTTAAATCGAAATACCAATCCCAAATAAATTGTGGTTCGTCGCTTACTGCGATTACGCGGTCGATTGGTGGGTTTTCTTCGATAAATGATGCGTTAAGTGATGGCAGCGCTGTAAAATCTTGCGCAAGATGCCATACATCAAGACTGCCTGTTGCATTCGAACGCATTTTACCAGTGATCTGGCTTGGCTTATACCGATATTCTGCATAACGTTCTTGGTATCCAAACGTTTGCGTGTCTGCTGATGTGTTTTGGTAATATATTTCTTGGTTTAATATGGCTTGTTCGCCTAGGTGGGCGAGGGCAGGCCAATAGAAGTCCCATCTGTCACGACGTGACCACATGCGATTCATGCCTTGTTGATAAGTAAGGTCTGCGAATACGCAGGCCATACCTAATAATACACCGTGTTCTGTGAATGATTTACTAAATGAACCACGGGATGTTGTTGTACCTAATGCCGCCAAGTTACCTTGCGGTGATGTTGAATCTGTTGAGCTGGTTTGTGGCACGGCCTGCATTTGTATTTCTGTTTTTTGTCCGCCCAGATATTCTGGTCGTTGTAGCCGTGCGTCTGGTGATGTAACTCCGAAATGTGATTGTAAAATTTCGGTGTACCTTGTTCCGCCTCTTGCGTCACGCTCGTATAGTCTTTGAATTTGAAATGCTTCGCGCAACTGATTAATTGTTGCTGCCGTTGCATTTGCCAGATCTGCATATAACGGCTCTCCGCCGCCAGAATTGTTTGCGGTAAGATTCGAACCGCCGCTATACATTGCTACATTCGCACTTTGCGGCGTACTATATACATCAATAAGACCACCGTCATCTGCATCTGTGTAAACTGGCGCTGTTGAACCCAATGGCAAATTAACCGCGTCACCTTTTTGTGGCCACGGTAGTGCTGATGTAAAGTAGTCGTGGCGTTTGCCACGTTTTTGTATTGTGTAATCTGTTAATGTGTCCGGACCGTCGCCTTTTGGAACTACTAAAGAGTCCTGTAAATTTTCGTCCCTGAACCATTCGTTCCAAATTAGGTTGTAAGCGCGTCCGTGCAGGTTGTTAAAATCCAAACCTGCTGTTTTTGTAGGTAAACCCATATAATCAAATAAGGTTTCTTCTGCGATAGTTACGTTAGTTATTTGTGGTACTAGATAGTCTGTGCTATCGCCCGGATCGTCTTGCGCTCCGTTAAACTTTTCCCAATTGTCCCAAATAATACGATTTGGTACGAAGAAAAAGAACGTCTCTACGTACATGTTGTCCATTACTGGGTATAAAGGTGTCGACAACCGGCCGAAACCGGTTGCGTTTAGTTGAAATGTGTCGCCTGGTAGAACTTCGTCTACGTAAATGGGAACCAATTGGCCACTATCGAATGTTGTTTTCAACCCGTGTACACGGTTAAACGTACTACGTTGAATTTCGGCTTGAGGTACTCTGCTGAATTCATGTGATAATGTTGTGGGCAGGGTGCCCATTGGTCCACCTAGCATTTTATTCTCCTAGTGTTTCAATCTCTATAATTTTGTTTGGTTTGGTTTGACCGCTAATAATACCGGTCGTTTCGTCAAATTCACCTAATCTGTGTAGCGAAAAATCGCTAGGGTGCTTTGCGAAAGCGTGATCTTTATTATTAATCACTAAATCTTGTACGGCTCTAATTGCTGTTCCGTCTTTTATCTCTAAAAACGGTTGCGAATAAATTTCTGCTTTTCTGTCATATACTGCGTAATATACTTTCGTCATTTCCATCTCCCATGAAATATAAGTTCGGGAGATATTTACGCATAATATACATTAGGAGTCAATAGTATATGTAACTGTTTGTTTTGACTCTTGTTGACCTGTAAATGATTCATTTTATGACATTTTACAGGTTTCGGATCAGCCTTTCTAATTTTTTTATTTTTATTTCCTCTGACACC